GAGAGAGCAGAGAAGTTAAATGGACGCACTGCTATGCTTGGATTTGTTGCTGCTATTATCTCTTATGCTACTAGTGGTAGTGTATTTTTCTTTGGAGCTTTCGGATTCTGATGATTGAACTTCTTACATATTATGTGATTGTCTCCGTTGTATTCATTGGAGCACCCGGTGTATTCTTTTACATCGTATTCATGCCAGCTCTTCAAAATACTAAGGGTCGTATGGTAGGATACAAAGATCATAAACAATATGGAGATTCTTCCATTTATGAGAACACCCCTGGAGATCAAACTAAATTTTACCTTGAACTTCAGAGGTAATATATACTTTAGATAAATCCGGTTGACATGCCCAATTCAAATGCTCTCTATCAAGATATGGAAAAACTCAATGCACTTTACGAAGAGTTATGTTGGGATCATGATGATGAATTAGTTTTTACCCACGATGGTAAAGAAGTTATTATTTACAACAAAACAAAGGAGAAAAAACAATGAATGAAAGAGCAGAACGTATTAATGGTCTTGCAGCAATGCTAGGTATCATTGCTGCAATGGGTGCATATGCACTTACTGGTCAAATTATCCCTGGCGTATGGTGATATGTTAGTTATTGCAGCAACACTAATTGCAGTATTTGTGCTTGGCGCAATGTTCAATAATGATGTTGATGATGATGACAATGGACCAGATGGAGGTCTAATGACTCCTGTTTATAACCCAATCTAATCATATATAAAGGAGACTTGACCGTCTCCTTTTTACATGTTAGCATCTGGGTTACCTTTATGAGGAATATGATTTTAAACACGATTAGTCTTGGTCTGCTTGCAGTAATTCCTGTAGCATCTGGAATGAATTTGATTAAAGAAAGATCAGTTATAGCAGAATTAGCACCTCCTCCCCCTGTAGTTGGGAATCCAAAAACATGGACCTGCCCTGACTGCACACCAGAAGAAAAGTTTGTCTTAAAGAAATTGCAGAGTGGTACAAAAATCACAGATAAAAATGCCCTTGCAACAATCATGGGTAATATTAAACAAGAAAGTAAATTCATTGCCAATATATGTGAGGGAGGTGCTAGAGTTCCTTACGATCGTTGCCTTCGGGGTGGTTACGGGCTCATTCAGTGGACCTCTAAGAACCGTTATTTGGGGTTAGGTAGGTTTGCTAGTAGATATGGATGTAATCCCAGCACTCTAGAATGTCAGACACGTTATATGATTAATGAGGATATCTTTCAAAAATATCTTCCCGAGTTTGAAGGTAACGGTAGGTCAGTATCTCAATATATGGTTGCTGCATATTCTTGGTTAGGATGGGGAATTCGTGGACCAAGAGATACATACTCTTATAATTACACAAAAAGATTAGTACTATCATGACTTATCCTGCACCTAAGTATTTGAAAGATGACCCTTGGTTTGGACCAGCATTTTATAGCGATAAGCAGCGCACTAAAATGCTACAACAGCAACTACATATGAAAGAGACAAAAATCTTTTACAGTGTTTCGGGTTGTAACAAAAAGTATGACACTATTCATGAAATGATGTATGCTATGTCTACTAATAGTGATAAGACTACAGTTCAACTAGATCCCATTGGTGGATCAGAAAACTTTCAAGGTGGTTCTGAAATTTATCATGAATAAAAAATTACCATAGGATATACTACTATGCAAAAAATTTTTAATTTAATGGCGTTACTTTCATTTTTAGTATCCGGCACAAGCGTAGCTGGTGCTTGGTACTTGTATAAAAATACAGATACTTTAATTGAAGACGCAAGAGAGAAGATTGTAAAGGAAATTGCAGAATCACTTCCTAAGATTGTAGAAGAATTAATGCCAGATATTCCAGAAGTTCCTACAATGACTGGTGATGCCGTTCCACAACTGCCCTCTGCTACTGGACTTCCTTTCTGATGAAAAAATTATTAATGACTTTGGCAGCAATAGTTTCAATTAGTTCTCCTGCTATTGCTAATGATAAAATTACTCAAGGATACAAATCATATGATGCAATGGGTTGTATGTTATTGAGGGAATGTACAGATGGAGTCAAAGAAGTCACTAGTATTCTGGATATTTCTAGTGAGTACCCCAATACTCATGATTTTTATCCTGTTGCTGTTGAATTCAACAACATGCTCTCTGCTCTCAATCGGGTCGGAGTTAAGGTGTTTTTAGCAGATGACAAATATTTTCCGTCAATGCATCGAGGTGTTTATCATACGGTAGGAAATAATTTCTTCCTCAACAGATCATTTATGGGAAGACCTAGTACAGTGATGAGTGTAATGCGTCACGAAGGATGGCACGCTGCACAAGATTGTATGGCAGGAACTATTAAAAACTCTCTAGTTGCTATTATTCTTTCTGAAGATAGTGTTCCTCCTTTTTGGAGAGAGATGACTGAAAGAAGTTATCCCAAAGCAGCAGTTCCCTGGGAAGCAGAAGCAACCTGGGCAGGTAAGACTGAAGGAATGACATTGAAAGCATTACAAACATGTGCCTCTGGTAATATGTGGGAAGTATATGAACCAACACCATTAACTAGAAAGTTTTTAGTTGAAGAAGGATATATTAAATAAAAAATAAATAGAAGTGCCTTACCTTCTACTATAATGCTTGGGGATAAATCCAAAGAATCAACAGTAGAAGAGAAGGACCAGAGTGAAGATAAAAGTGAAGTTCTCGGTAATCTAGTGAAAGTTGTTGTACTTATTTGGTCCGCATCTCTTCTCACGTTCTCATACGTCAGACTTCCAAACGGTCAGAAAATCCTTGATTTTGACCCTACCTTTATCGCATCAGTGTTCTCTGGATCGTTAGCTGCTTTCGGTCTTTCTCCTGCTAAAACTGGAGGAAACGGAAACGGAAATGGAAATGGTCATTCAAAACCAGCAAAGAGAGAAGAACCACCAGTTCAATCTGCCATTGAACCTAAAAAGTGATTGTAATAAATGAATCTTTTACTTAGACCATTGAATAACGTTAACGATCCAACATGGAGTGTCATCATTAGTTTGATGATACTCCTTTTTGGCGTTTTATATTACATATATACAATAATGAAACTATCATTTCGGGAGATGGAAGATGGGAGCGATGACACCACCAAGTCGGAAGAGTTGTTACAACTTCCGAGTGACAGAGATCAACAGAGTTCTTGACGGAGATACGATTGATGTAACAATTGATTTGGGATTCGATCTTTATAAGAAAGAAAGAGTTAGAATTGCTGGTGTGGACACGCCAGAGAAAAGAACCAGAGATCTAGAAGAAAAAGAATTAGGTATTGATGCTACCAACTGGATGAAAGAAAAGTTGGAAGGAGCAATCAATGGAGATGATGAACTTTCTGTTAGAACTGAACTGGTTGGTGGTATGGGTAAGTACGGTCGCCTTCTTGGTTGGTTATATATTGGAGATGCAGAAGTATCACTGAATGAGCAAATGATTACTGAAGGGTATGCTTGGGAATATGATGGTGGCACTAAGCAGAAAAACTTCGAAGAACTTAGAGAGATTCGTAGACAACACGGTACTTTAGTGGAGTAACTCATGAGTGTATTCAATCACGAAAAGGAAGATTATATTAGGACCGAGCATGTACCGAGTAAGTTTCCCATCAAAGGAATTGCACTTGGAGTGGGTATTTTAATTGGTGCTTCTCACATCGGATTACTTGGTTATGTTCTAAACGAAGAGAAACCAGAACCAGTTCAACAACCTCCTACATTCAATCTTCCCCGTGGTCCTTACTCATCATATAAAATTAGGGCTGGTAAAGAGGGATATGAAATTGAATATCGTGCAAACGATCCTAAGATTTTATCTTCAGAAAGAGGATTAGATCTTGATAAATCAAAGAAAGGATTCTTTGGTGGATCATCTAGCGAAAAGAGAAATGAATATCGTCGTGATGAATATACAATGGAAGGCACTCGCAATATGGGAGGTGCCGTAACGCAGGGCGAAGAGGGAAAGTCTGCAAAAGAAGTCGAGTGCATCGTGGCGGACGCTGGAGCACGGTCACAAGGTGCGATGGCAGGAACTAGTGTTGCTGCTGGTCTTTTAGTACCTGCCGTTTCCAGTATTCCTTATGTTGGATGGTTAGCAGGTGGTTGGGCATTACTTTTAGGACAACAGGCAGGGTCTGAATTAGGATCACAAGTTGGTGAAGTGTTCAACGATTGTTGATGAAAATATCTAAGATTAGAACTACAGATATTATGATATCTGATATTGGAATACGTGAATTGGATATTCCACCAGTCAGAATTATTTTTGACGGAACTGCTCCATTAGTTCCAGCAGCACCTCCTGTAGTTTTAGAAGTTGGTTTACCTGTTGTTGATATTCCTGGTTGTGTGGAAGCACATGAAAAAAGTGATAAGAATGAGAATTTGTTAGAGGATGATCCAAAAGGAGCAAAAACTTTTTGTGATGGGGAAACACCATCATATGATCCTATTCAGTATGAACCTGAGAGATTAATACCAACTAATTCAGCACCTATTCCCAAAACAGAATCACCAGAAAAACCAGCACCAGAAGTACCAAAAGCACCAGAAATAAAACCACCACCAGAAAAACCAGCAACAGTTGAATTAATACCAGAGGTTCCTGCTCCAGAACCTGAGATTCCTTGGGTTGAAAAATATTTACCATCACCAGAGGCGGCAACTACAACTGCTGCTATTGCCGTCGTTGCCACCACATCGGCACTTATGGCAAAACCGTTAGCAGATTTACTCTTAAGAGTAATTAAACCAACGGTTAAGAAAATTATTAAAAAGATTTCTGCTATTCGTGGAAAGAAAACTCCTACTTTGTCTGTAAGGGACCGCCGAGATCAGCAGCGTCTGTACTCACACGCTTTGAGGAAGTTGAAGGGGAAGGAATAGAGTGACGATGTGGGGTAATATAATTTTTATCTCTCACTATGACATCGGCACAAATTTTATAATAAGGGCTCTTGGGGTGAAACATGATGCCATCTTTCATAAGTTGACCACAATTCTTGAGACGCGCGATCTCAAAATCTAATCTTTTATTAGCAGTGATTTGTTTCTGTAAATCAATATTTGTTTGTGCTGCTTCTTTACATTGATCTTGTAATTTTTTATCTAATGGTCGAGACCATGTAGCAGAAAAACCTAATGATAAATTATAGGAATCTTTTTGTCCTGTTCTTGTTCTTTTCCTAAA